CAGCGCCGCCTCCGCCGCCGCCACCATATTCGTAGTATCCTTGGCCGCCGGAACCGCCGTTTCCGCCAGTATCTCCATAGTAGCCTCCGCCGAGGCCGCCTGCACTAAGAACTGCATTGTTTACAATGTAGCCACCACGACGGCCGCCTAATCCTGCTATCTCTGTTTGAGATTTAAACCAAGATGGTTGCCCGTTTTGTCCTAGTTGACCAAAACTGCCTGCGCCGCCAGCCCCAACTTGAACATCAAATTCTTGTCCAGGAGTAACTGTGATTGTTTTTTCTGCTGCGCCGCCTCCGCCGCCTCCGCCGCCGCCGGTACCTGAACCAGCGCCACCGCCTCCGATTACTCTTACTGTAAGTTGTGTTACATCATTAGGAACAATAAACTTATATAATCCCGGTACATCTTCGAAAACTGGTGACGAAAGGTTAGATATATATTGCACTGAGGGTGGAGAGAATGATGTCTCATTAATTATTGTTTGGGCGCCATTACCAACCTCTAATACCACTGTACCAGTATCAGATCCTAATCTTAATTGTACATCGTATGTTTCGTCTGCACCATCCGTAAATGCGTCCGCAGTGGCAGTTAAACTAAAGCTTCCTTCTCCATTATTATCTAATGTAAATGATCCGCTAAGAGAATTACTTGTAAAATCACTTGCAGTTACATTATTTCCGACAATAGTATAAAACAGTTCTGTACCAGCATCTAATCCAGTTGTTTGAACTCCGTAAAATGCTGTGTATTGTCCTTCTTCGATAATTGTATCGTCTACTGGATTTGTAGTGCTTACTGTAATTGCATAAGTAGGATTAGAAGGAGTTTCTACTCCTTCTGAATTGTCAACAATAGTAACTACTCCAGTTTGATCAACAAATCTTGTTCTAGCAGAATCTGTGAATAACCGTAGTCTAAAACTTTCATTACCTTCTGTAAAACTATCTGCTACTGTTGTTCTAGTTATTGTTCTTTCAGCTTGTGTATAAGCTTCTGATATAGTTATACTACCTTGTAACGTATTATCACTAAAATCGCTTGTAGTAATGCTACCGTTAACAACTTGTGTATCCCAATACAAAGTAATCGGAAAATTATTTACACTTGCTGATACCACAAAATCTAATGATACAATGCGAGAACCGTTCTCGTCATCTTCATACATAGTTTTTTCAAGGTCAACACCGATGTTATATTCAGGGGCAGCAGGCGCAGGAGGAACATCAAATCCAGAAATAGAAGTTGTTGTTGCAAAATCTGGCTGGGCAATCTGAACATAACTGCCTACAGCCCTATACATAACTATATTACTTTCTAATTTTCCGTCTACATTGTTGTCTACGTTTGTGCCTGTATCTAAATCATTAAATATAACTTTAAATTCAAGTTGACTTTCTGAAATTGCTCTAGCTTCTATAGAGTATCTATTTACTTCATATATTTGTTGATAAAGTCCGCGGCCAGTTTGTCCAAAAATTTCTTGATAACTAGATGTTAAATCATAGTTGCCAATGTTTCCTACAACTACGCTACCTTTTTTAGTCGACGTATATCCAAAAGAAATTGTTCCTACTTGACTACAAATGTCAGCCCAATCTAATCCTTTAGGTGTATTTGCACCTGTATTTGCTGCTGTAAATCTAATCTCGCCGCCTGTATTGAAAAAATGTCTTCTATGATCAGCATTGTCAAATGTTACAGTAAAAATATGATAAACCGAAGAGTTCCACGATGCAGATCTAAAATCTCTTAAGGATAGTTTTTGTTCTGCTTGAGATGGATGTACGGTGAATTTGTCTGCTTCTACTTGAGCAATTAGTCTTTCAAAATCATCAAAACCTTTTTTGAATCCATCTGGATCTGTGCTTAACTGGCCTTGATTATTAATAAATTGACTAGTTTCTTCTGCAACTGTGTTTAAATTTGCTGTTACTTGCGCAATAGATAAATCGCCAGGTCCTACTTGGTGGACTCTTGCATTTAGAATATCAGCATAAATGTTATTAATGTCTGATGCTCTAATTATACCTTCTAAGGCATTGACTTGTGAACTAGCTAGAACCTGTCCATATCCGCTTTGTCCTGAACCTGTCCCATAAATTAATGCAATTCTATTTTGCAGGTTATTAATATCAGCTGCCTGAATACTTGCCATAACAAATCCTTATACTTTTAGAACGCATTCAATTAATTTTTCATTTTCGTCATCGCTGCTTTCTAATGCAACTCCTACTAACCCGTTACTTGCAATAGTGGAAGCAACTCCATCCTGCCAAGCATAAACTGTTTGTCCTTTTGATACTGGTCCTGCAACTCTAACAGGTACTCTACCTTTTAGTCCTATTGCTTGGCCGTCTGCTTCTGAATTCATTAAGTATGCTGGTTTATCACTTATAACACCTATTACTAAATCACTAACTTTAGCAGCTCTAGCTTCAGCTTCGCCACCAACTGCCATAACAGTTCCTACTGGATATTCTTGATCAGTAGTATATTTCTCTGCTAAGTCAGCATATCTTGCGCTTGTAGCAGTACCTTGAAATAAGTTTGCTACTAAGTTACCATCTGCTGTTCTAACTGCAACAGTATTATTACTAAGTAATTGGCTTCCGCTTGCATATAATCCTGTTGCATATTTTAATTGATCAGCTTTATCTGATATTCCTCTAAAATTAGCTGCATAAACTTCGTTCCATCTTAAAGCAGTACTACCAATATCAAAAATATTATCAGCACCTGGAACTATATTTGTAGGAGTAACTCTACCTATTTCTTTTGTTATTCCTAAATTATCTGTAGTACGCCAAATAATGTTTTGTGTAGGTAGTGTATTTTCTAAAATACCATCATTATTTTGAACGTAAATTCTAAACTCGTTATTATCGCCTATTGTTAATCCAGCATTTGGAAAATTTGTTATACCTACAAATGATGCACCATCTCTCAACAAGAAATCAGTCGATGGTCTGCCGTTCAATTTTGCTGCATTAGATGCTGTACCGTGGAATTCAAAATTTCTATCAGGTATTTGTGCGCTATTAGTAACGCCTAAATCAACTTCTTGTGTATACTTTAATGTTACACCTTTACGTACTAGATCAAACCCAGCAATTGCATTACTAGGATCTATTCTAAATTCAAAATTACTAATTATTGTAACTACTTGATCTTCGATTGTAGAAGCAATTACTGAATATGTAAGACCGTCCAAGCCTAAAATATCAAGACTTACCATTTGTGTAAGTCCTTCGCCAGCATTTTGTGGGCCTATTAATACAAAATTTGTTCCATTATATACATATAACTGTTCATTTACTGTATCCCACCAAAAATCACCTACTGTTGCACCTGTGGGTTGAGATTCCGAAGCGTTTGCGCCTCCTGATGTTTTCCAAGCATTACCGTCATAAAATTTTAATTTTGTTGCATTACTATCATACCAAATTTGACCACTTAAAGGCCTTTGCGGTGCAACTGTGCCGGAAAAATTTTCTAACAAAAACAAAAAGTTTTCGTTTTGTATTTCGCCGTATCCGGCATAATTCTTACCTATAAATTTTAAGTCAGTTGTTTGATCAAGAGTTCCATCTTCAACTGTAGTTAAAATGGTATTATTATATCTATCTATTTGGTATGCCATTCCTATAAACCCCTAAGTGCTATATGTTATTTATTCGTTTAAAATGAATAAGGTGATGTTGTGCTAACGTGATCCCAACTTGTTCCGTTTGATGTAAATACCATCAATGTGCGTACAGGTGTAAGTATTACATTACCGCTTGCTGTGTTAGATGCTACGATGTCTTGTATCACTGATTCATTTTGTGTTCCATTTGAGTCTACATCTAATGCAGATTTTGTTAAAACTCCTGTTGTGTCTGGTGACAATGTTACGCTTACATTGATACCTTCAACTGTTGCTCCTGCATATGAAGTAGCGTGTATTTTTGCTTCTTTTCCAATATTAATAGTGTGCGCAGGGTACATAGATTGTATTACTAAAGCTACGTTGTTTTCTAATGTTATGCCAGAACCTAACCCAGTAATATCCATACTAAAAACAATAGGTTCCTCAGCTATTGAGCTATCAACATAATTTTTTGTTGCAGCATCTTGCAAATTTGATGGATCAGCTAAGCCAGTAATTTTTTGCGAATCTTGTATTGCTATATCTCCGCCGGCTGTTAAATTAACACCGTTATTAGAAACAATTGCAAATGTACCCGAAGAAGGAGATGCTGTAATCGTCGCACCATTTATTCCTATATCATCTACGTTCAAATATAGTAATGTGCCTATTTCATCTAAGTCTAAACCCTTTTGTATATTGGTTAAGCTTGTATTTGTAAGCTTATCAACTCCGCCGATTTGATATGTTTTTGTAGCGTCACTTATATCTAAATTTACATTAGATGTCCAAGCATCTTCTGCTGCTATCCAAGTCCAAGATTTAGAACCAACATCATTTGTATCTAATAATAATCCTGCATTGTCTGCTTCTACACCATTTAGTCTGCCGCCATCGGCAGTTTTTGCAATTTCTATGTTTTTATCTTCGACTCTTAATGTTGCTACATCAATACTTGTTGTATCTCCTTCAACTAATAAGTTTCCAGTAACTCGTAAATCACCGTCAACATCTAACGTATATTCAGGTAATCTCGAAGATGTGCCAGTAGGATCTTTAGTAAAAATTCCTACTCTTTCTGTACTAGCATCTATATAAATTGCATCAACTGTAACACTTCCAGCTTGACTAGACTTAATTCTTAAACTAATATCTTCATCTGTAATCTGATTTTCAATATAAAACCTTGGACCAACTATACGTTGTACAACGTTTTGTGATAATCCTAATGTTAAACCACCATTATTAGCAACTGTTAAAGTTCCGGTAGTAGTTCCATTTGCAGCTGAAGGTAAAAAAGAATCAGCTGTTCTTACAATTCCGCCTTCAGTTACAAGTGCGTTAGCAGAATCAGCTATTCCTCTATATTTAAAATTGTCTTTATCTATAATGTTGAATCCTTTATAGATAATTCCATCTGGGTTTGCATCTGTAACTAGTCCTAAAATTCTTTGGCTATAAGTAGGTGTAAATTCTATTTCACTTACAACTGCTGTAATTACACCTCCTATATATAAACTTGCTACAGTTCTAGATCTACTTTGAGAATCTAAAATACTTTCTACTCTAAAACCTGTTTCTTGCTGAGTAGTAGTATAACTAGGCCCTATTAATATAAGATCGGTCCCGTCATATGCATAAAGCTGATTGTTTAGGTTATCAATCCACAAATCGCCTGCAACCATTTGTGGCTGGCTATCTTGTACAAATGGTCCACCACTAGCTTTCCATTGCTCTCCGTCAAAAACTTTGAGGCGTTTATCACTTGTGTCCCACCAAACTTGTCCAGTTAACGGATTACTAGGTGCAGCAGAATTAGAAAAGCTTTCTAATAATCTAATAAAGTTTTCATTAAAATATTCACCATACCCTGTATAGTTTCTTCCTACAAGCACTAAGTTAGTACTGGTATTATCTATTTGTCCATCAACTAGATCAGTAAGTATGGTTCCGTCTGTTTTATTTAATTGATAACTCATCTATTATTGCCCCGTATAAATTATGTAATTAACAGCTAAGAATGGATTTAACACATTAATTGCAGCACCCACATATTCAGGATTCTCGTCTGTGCCTAAATTCCTGAAGTCGCCTGTGCCTGTCGCTCCGCCGCCTGAAACGCCTCCACTAGATGATAATCCTTGTGTTCCACCTAATCCCGGTTCAACAGTTAATCGTATTGCATTGTCATCAGCAGGTTCACCTGCTGCTTCTCTAATAGCGTAATATTGATTTCCGCTTGCGCCTTCTAAGTCGTGTTCGTGTTCAGGTAAATTAGTATTTCTAATTGTAACTTCTTCTTGGCCTGCATTGCCACCTATTGCATCTGCTGCATCGTTTGTAACTCGATTTGCCGAGGTATCGTTCATATTGTCTAAGCCCAAAGGAAATCTACCTCTTAAATCAGGCAAGCCAAATGTTGTAGCTCCATTATTAGCTAATAATGATCTGTCTTTAAATGAATATTCAATTGCTGCAAATAAAACACTGTAATCTGATATATTTACAATAGATCCATCGCAAAATAGCCATCCGTCCGGTAAATTTATTCCGCCAAAAGGAACAATAACTCCAGCCGGTACTAAAGGTATTGTACTTAAAAAAGTACTTTTATTAATTTTATAAACACCTGAGTTGTAGCCGCCGGATGAATTTACTTTGTTTATAAGTAATTCATCTTCGTTGTTAGAAAAAGGTATTCTACCTTTGTTTGATATAAAACTGTTACCTATTCTTACATCGAAAGTTTTGTTAGTGCCGCCTGTTTGTCCGTCAAAATCAAAACTTACAGTGTTCACATCTCCAGTCAATTGGAAGGTAGTTGCTGTAGCTAATTTATCTGCTGATCCGGCTCTTCCTGACACAGTACCACTAACATTTCCTTGTATATTACCGTAAAACGTTGCAGCGTGTATTTCTTCATACTTATTACTAGATGTACCTATAAATCTTGTGCCACTCCCGTCTGGAACAATATTTCCAGATGTTATAACGCCTGCACCGTCACCTGTGCCCATTGATAAGTCGCCGCCAACATATAAGTTTCTTGAAATAGCGGCGCCGCCTTTTGTTACAATAGTCCCAGTGTTAAGATCTGTAGCTTGGAAGGTAGTATCTATTAAAATTTGACCTGTAGTAGGATCACCTGTTTTGGAATTTACTTTTATATTACCTTTTACATCTAATTCTTCTTCAGGAGCAGCAGTGTTTATACCAACTAGTCCTCTTGCATCAACTCGCAAAACAGTAGAATATGTAGTGCCGTTAAGCATTCTAAAATCAATAGATGATCCTGAACTATTATGCTGTATTATACCGCTTTGATTTTCTACTTGTAGACTAAGTTGACCACTAGTTCCAATAGCAATGCCTTGATCGTTTTTAACACTTAATTTAAAGTCGGAACTAGTTTCTGCATCAGCACGTAAAAAATTAGCTGCTGGGATTGTTGCGCCGCCAACTACAAGTGCATTAGCTTTTTCTGCGGTACCATAATATTTTAAACTTTCTGATCCTACTAGTGGTTCTGTGCTTAAATTAATACCTGCACCGACACCTCCAGTAAATCCTGGAATTACAGTTTTTGGAATAAACGAAGAATCACTAATTATTATTGCAATTTTGTTTTTTACTTTAATTGTAAAAACGCTATATGTCACATCGTCGGTACCAACAACTGATTCAGTTTGACCTCCAGTTAACAGTCCATCACTAAAATCAGGACCTACTAAAATCCAGCCCGCTCCAGTAAATAGATATAATTGTTGAGTTTCAGTGTTTACCCAAAGATCTCCTGTAGTACTATTAGCAACCGCTGGCTGATTAGTTGCTTTTTTTACACCACTAGCTGCAATCCAAGTAGTTCCATCGTAAATTTTTAATTGGTCAACACCCTGTGTAGTATCATACCAAAGCTGGCCTTCTACAGGTCGTTCAGGTGAATTCTCGCTTGCAAAGTTTTCTAGTAAATGTAAAAAATTTTCATTTACTGCTAAACCATATCCAGTATAACTTTTTCCCGGAAACGATAATGAAGTATCTTGGTTAAGAGTATTATCTTCAACAACAATAGTACCTTTATTAACAATATCGGTAAATTTTATTTCATATGCCATTATCTACTCCTCACCCTGCCAAGCTCTGAACTCTAACAGTATAGTCGATTTGTATTAAACGATTGAGCGATTTTTGTACAGGATGGAAAATAACGTGTGTAATTAATCTACCAGAACCGTCTGCAGAGTAACTTTTTAAACCTAGTTCGTCAAATACATAGTTATTTGTCTGACTGGCAGCAGTATCAAATGCGTCCTGTCCATCAGGTTCGCCATAATCTAACAAACAACTTACTAATATATCTGTATAATTAGTTCCGCTTAAATGACGTACTTCTGTTTTGTTTCTTACAGGATCTGTATTATTAACACTACGTTCATCTACAACTTTTGTGTATGTTTGATTATATAAAGCAGCATTTGTACCTGTTGAATTTGGTGTCAAATAAGTAATTATACCTGTAGGATCTACGCTAGTACCTCCATTGCCAAAGGCCATTTCATATATAAAACCTTGCCCTTGATTAGCTAAACTTTCTGCTAAGGCAATACTCATATTTTCATAGTGAATTGCATTACGTTTATCAATGTAAACCTTTTGTGATTCAGGATCATATATTTTAATATGTCCTTGAACTAATACTCCACTGTTATCTTGCATTTTATCGCTCATTTTGATTTTCCTATACTGTATTTATTCAGGCAGTTCAGATGTTCCTGCACGTAAGAATCTACCTATACTATTTTCTGATTCTCCTAAAGTTTTGGTTCCTTCATTCCATATTTTACCTTTTCGTCTAATAACAGTGATCTTTACTCCCTCTAAAGGTGGAGTTTTTAAATAGATATTTTGACTCACAGTGTCTAATTGTATATCAGATGGTAAGTTAAAATCACCTTCCGGACTGGTTTGTTCAAAAACAGGCAAATATTTTGTAATATCATTTTTATCTAACCTTTTCCCGCCAACAAATACTTCTATTTCATTTACACTTGCTGTAGGTGTGTTAAGTTTAAAGGTTTGAGTTTGTCCATCACCAATAAAGGTTTGAACAATTGTTTCGTCTCTGTAGGGAATAGTCTTACTTATATTCTGGTCGTAAACTTTAGAATTAACTTCGTGTATTTCTTTTATACCTGTACCTAGTGTGCCTCTACGTAATTGTCTTAGCGTATTTCCTTCTTTTACAAAATATTCTATTCTTTCTCCGTTTATAAACAATATACCTGGGAGGTTTTGTCCTTTATTTGGTTCAGATAATAAACTTCCGTCTTGTACTTCGATGCGTAAATCATAATATGTAAGAGGTTCAGTAAGCACCGTAGCAGGAGCATCTAAACGTTTAAAGTGAGTTCTGTTAAGAATATCTTTAAACTGTCTAAATGCAAATTTGCTTACACTAGTTTCAGCAGTAAAATGTATTATATCTAACACATCATCTTCACTAGGATATTGCGACAGTATTACTTTATCTTTATTATCATTAATATAATAATCAACATCATTTGTAAGTAATGTTCCGTTTTGTATTACCCAAACATACTTGCCGTCTATAGCTGGTTTCCTTAAAGATATTTCTCCAACCGATAGTCTATTGTAGTCTATATAATTTGTTGTACCTGGTGCCATTGTTATTCTTGAAACAACATCATAATTAATTCTTTCAATTTCTAAAATGTCGTGATTACTAAATTGGTAGATTTCTATAGTAGTGCTATCTGCAGGAGGATTGTAAATTCTTACAGTATCTTCTGCGGATAATGTATAATCTCCATCAGTAATAACAAATATTTCTAATACGTCTCCGGGCTGACCGACATCGTCCGCTAACACAACACTACTATTTGCAATATCAAATCTCCATTGTAGTGACTCTACAGTAATACGTTCGCCATTAATATATACAACAATATCACTTGTAAGTAATGATCCTGAAGGCTGTTGGAAAACTTCTAATGCAAATTCTCTTTGTCTGTTTTCTGGAATTGTATATTGTATATTGTATCCAGGAGTCAATATTAAATTACCTACTTTTACAATTAGGTTGTATTGAGACGGTTTACTGTAAAATGGAGCACTACTTAATTGAAAATCTGTAGTTAACCCATCTCCTGTAAACTGATCTTTTTTCAGTTGACTATAGTTTACTACACTATCTCCTGCAAATAGTGCAATATAAACAGCATCATTTAGATTTGGTGCATTATCAAAACTTATAATAAGATTGCTGTCTGTAGAATCTTCTCCAAATGTTACATCTTGCTTAACACCATTAATACTTGCATAAACGGAAATATTTTCTTGTAATCTTACATTAGTTTCAAAATCTCTAGTTTGTCCATCACCTTTGTAATTATAGAAATCAAGGATACTTTGACCTGCTTGCGCTATAGAAACAATACTTAATGATGCTCCGTTAACATAATTAGGTAGTTCTGTAAAAATACTATTCAATATTACTGTATTACTATTCCAGTTAATGCTGTAATCAATTCCTCTTCTTAAAATAAAGTTATTCACTTTTACAAAAACACTATCAATTGTACCAGGAGTAACCCCTAGATCGTACTCACTAATATCTTCATTCACTCGATAATTTTGTACAAATATTTTACCTTGTCCAGATCCTTCTCTAGTAAATACTTTCAAATCTAATGTATCGTATATTTGTCCAGGAACAAGTTCCTCTGGGCCTGCCATTGCAGCTTCAGAAATAAATCCGTCGCCGTCTGTAATAATATCTTCTGCATTTATACCAGTTGCATTGTTATAAGATAAGTCTCCGCCACTTAATTGTGTATCATAACTATTTGTATCAGGTAATACACTTCCATCACTTGTGGTTTTTCTTACAATTAATGTATCACCGTCTAACAATTCAACAGATAATTCTGCTAGATCTATTATATCGGTAACACCGTCTCCGGTTAAAGTTTGCATTTCTGCGTCTTTATTAGTTACTGGTGTAATAGTTCCAAAGTTAGGATCATCTATTCTTACAAAAGGATTAGGATTAGGTAATACTGAACTATATTTTCTTCTATAAACATTATATTCGACACCCGATTCTAACGGAGAACTGAGTTGAACTGCAACAGTTGATTGATCTGCAACAAAGATTTCATCTTCAAAAGTATCGTCAAATTCGTCCCAATAATCGGTATACCATCCTTTAGAATCCCAACCTGACACTCCTGCAAACTCATAACTTCTAACTTCAACACCGCCATAATCTATACCAGTCATTAACTGAGAAAGATCTTTTCCGTACATATCACTCAAAGGATTATATGAATGTAAAATTCTATCTTCGGCACCTAACATACTTAGAGGTATTTGATATTCAATATATATCAAATCATCAGTAGCCGGCGGCGTTGTAAAGTTAATTCTACCTTTTTCTACAGCAAATCCTTTTGAATTATCTACTACATTTTCGTATGTGTATTTGCTTCTAAGTTGTTCGACCTTATTAATATATACTTTTACTTTTGTATTTTCAAGATCCATAGGAAACGGTAGAGTGAAAACTGTATTAATATTTGTTCCTGTAAATGATGCTGTTTTTTGGATAGTATCGTAAGTATATGTTCCAGACAGTCTATCAAATTTAACTCTTATGTGCGGAGATCTAACTTTTCCGTTGCCTAAGACTGCAACTGCTTTGGCTTGAATACTATTTTCCTGTTGAGACCCTTCTATAGTTACCGTAGGAAGACTAGTGTAGCCATTGCCGGGATCTGTAACTATAATTTTAGTTATTTTACCATATCCTAAAACTGCCTTTGCTTTGGCTCCTGAGCCGCCGCCGCCACTGATATTTACAACTGGTGTCCAAGTATAACCTGTACCAGGCTCTGCTACATTTATTTCTTTAATTTGATAACCTAAATTATCTCTCCAATGTTTTCTTGGATATTGAGCAGTGTTAGATTCGTCACCTATTATTATATCTTGGGTGATACTAGCGTTGCTTGACGAAATTCTTCCAATTTCATCGTTAAAATAAGGTGCATTGTCAAAGTCAGTTGTTACACTATTAGTGTTATCTAAATTTTCGTAATTATCAACAAATTCTCTTATGTTTGTGCTATAAGGTTTTACTTCTTTCACATAAGATTCGTAATCTTCTAAATTACTATACTTAAATGTAGGGCTTTGTTCTAATGTACCTAATTTATGTTTAGCTGATATAAAGCTAGTTTTAAACATCCAATCTACACGAGCCTGCTCAGATAAAATATATCTCAAACTTGCAAAAAATAATTGATTATATTCTATTTCAAGATTTGTGGTAAAAATGTAATCTCTAATAGTATCAAATATAATGCGTAATTCTTTAACCGGATTAGTATCATAGAATGAACTATCAAAACTTGTATTATCATAACCAATAGAATTCTTTATAAAATCATAAAGACTAGATTTAAATTCTATAGTTCCGTTTTGTCTGCCAACTGTTGAATAGTTAATTGTATAATCTTCAGTTTGTTCATTGGAAACTTTTTGTAATAGTAGCCAACCTCCGGAACCTACATTGTTTATTTTAACAATATCTCCTATTGAATCATTTATACTAGGTAATTCATAAGAGTTGTCAACACTGTATTTTACATTTGTAAACTGATTGTAACCTTCGTCATACCAATCTATATAATCCCAATACACGCTAACATCATAGGACTGTATAGCAGTTCTAGTCCATTTGTTTAAAGTATTATTCCAATCATAAATTGTCCACTTATTAAATGCTGTATTGTCAGAATTAATTAATACACTAAATTTACGAGTGTTTATGATTGTATTTTCTTTATATCCCGAACCTTGTGCAGTTACAGTTACATCTGTAATTTGTCCTAAATTATTAATAGTAATGTCAAAAGCTGCTCCAGATCCTTCGCCTTCAATATCATAGCTAGGAGGAACTTTATAGCCTCTTCCAGGATTTGTGATTATTACCCTTAATATTTTTCCATTTACTACTACAGGTGTAAGCACTGCAGGTGTAAGTTTGTTGGTACTTACAAATGCTAATTCTTCATATGTATCAATCTCTACATCAAATCTATTACTAATAGTTGTAGGTTTAATTTCATTTTCAAATAATCTAGATAAATTCTTTTCATCTACAATAAGATTTTTTGAACACACATAATTAATTCTTTCTATAGTTTGTTTTAAAGCTTCTACTCTATTGACAAACATACCCTGTCTTGGTCTATTTTGTATACCAATTCTTTTTGCTACAGGAATAGTTATATCAGGAACACGTCTTAGTTGAGTATCTACTCCGATAAGACTGTCTATCCATTTGCGTTCTATATCTGAATTCGGTTTGCTAGTAGGCAACTTATCAGAAATAATTTGATATTGTTTATGCTCGTTTTGAGATTTTCCAGTTTCTTTTTTATATCTAATATTGAGAACCAAATCATCTGAGGTTATTAGTTTATCAAAATTATTTAAGATTAACTTATTATTTCCAATTAAACTTAAAAATCTATAGCCCGATTGTCTAGGTCTTGCAATCAAACCTACCATAGTTAATAGATTTATATTTCTATTTTCTACCCTTGGAACTGTTTGTTTGTTTTCTACCCAGAAATAATATTTGGTGCTGAAAGTTTTACTTACTTCGTTGTATGATAATTTGGCACTATACTTAGCGTCTCCGTAGATAGCTGTACCACTGATACCTAGTTTTATGCCATTGTCAGTATCTGCAAGCTGATTCCATTGACTAGGTAGATAGTCACTTTCTACCCACTCATAAATATCTATTGTTGATCCTGGAAGTAATCTATTCCATTCATTTTTCTGGAATGTTGTAGTTCCTTGATATGCATAACTAAATCTTGCATTAGTAATATTCCACCAAACCTGTCCTACATTTTTGTCAGTCCAAGCTACTTTAGGATCAACATCACTATCTGCTAATGGTCCAACATTATATCTAGCTGGGTCTAAATTAAGTTTATATGTAATTTCTTGATCAACTGTTCCTGCAATTTTACCTTGAATAGGATCAATATAGTCTATGTAAGAAATAATTTCGTTTGTTCTTTTATTATATAGGAATGCTCCATCAATTTTATCTATATCAACTGGAACTTGGCTACTTCTTTTATTAGTCCAAGCAAGTTTATTTTTTGGCTTACGATAGTCAATTACATAACCTCTTTCGTCACCTAAAGGATTTATAGCGTTAGGTACACCCACATAAATGTGATTATTTTTAGCTTTTAAATTTTTTCCAAATTCAAATTGTACCGACGGATATATAAGTTGTTCTGAATATATAAACCCATTACCTAATTTTTCAAATATGTATACTGTGCCTCTGTCTACTTTTTTGTTGGCAAAGGTTGTATAACCGATATCAAATGTTGTTGGCGTTCTAGCATCTGTATCAGAATCTAAAATATAACTATCATCAGAAATTGTATTAACAAATGTATCAAATCTAGTTGGAATATTCATATCTCCGTTTAAACTTGATATAACTAAATTATCTTTGCCAAAACTGATAGTAGAACCAAATTTTTCAACTTCTTCGTTATTTGGCGATCTTAGCACAAACGTTGGATTAGTCACATCATTATTAACAATTCCATAATAACTATTATCGTAATCAAAATTATAAATCCAAACTTCGCCTTGTTCTTCTTTCTCAGTATCAATATATGGGACACTTACTGCTAATGCTGAACCATCTGGAGACAAACTAATACTATCAGCCCATTTATTAGAATCAATATATACTTCCGGAGTAGCATTTGGATTAGGAACTCTAGTACCTACGACATCTTGATTTGTTGTATAATGCAATCCTGCAGGATTAGTGTCTTGATATACTGCTGGTATGTTACTATTATTAGCGTCTTTCAGCCATCTATCATTATCATTATCTTGTAATGTTTGTCCTGATGCCGGTGCTTTAATTATTTGTTTTAACGTATATTTTTTGTTTTCTAAATTATAAACAACAAGAGAAACTTCATAACTACTATCAGATAAAACTTGTCTAGATTTAACTATTAATGTTTCTCCATCTTCACTAACCTCAAAGCTATCTGCAAACTGCTCAATATTTTCATCTGGATCAAAAACTTGCTCTGCAAGATAGTTAAACCCAGATAAATTTGGTAGATAACCTAAATAATCTATTGTTGCAATTTGCTGCTGCCAAGAACTGTTAAGTGAATTTGGTGATACAGCTCCAGCACTAATATTAGTAAGTGCCTTCCAGAATAATCCATCTTGTAATACTATATTTCCTTCTGCATAAGAATATAGATTGTTAAAGGCGCCTCTGTAGTTAGAATCTTTACTACGTCTCCAAGATATTTTATTCCAAAATATCGAATTATTAATTTCATTACTAGAAGATGATATTGTTTTTCTTGCAGCAAAATAGTCATCTTTATAAAGAACTACATCGCCAGTTAGGTATTCAACTCCGAGAAGATAATCTCCTTTAAAAGTTTGATCTTCAAATACACCGTGATTATAAATTTCTATAGCACCAGGATTTTTCCTCCATTCGTATGGATCATTTCTTGCATCTCCTGTAGGTTCATTAGAAATTAATAGTTTATATAAATTATTCTTTTTCGTTATCTTAACATTAGAACCAAACTGTTTATCTTTTCCAGCATATTCAGACGTTAACACTATTTGTAGTTGATATAATCCTGAAACATCTCTTCTATAAATTGTCACGGCTCCTTGGTTTTCAAAACCGCCAGTACCAGTTCTGTCTGCAGGAATATTATAAATTTGAGTGTAGTCTTTATTCAAAGAGTACGGTGCATTTTGCTCTCTATCAATACCAGTTAATGTATCTTCATTATAAAAATAATATTCTTGATCAACTATCGGAATAATATCATCCCAATTATCTACTGCTGGAAATGTTGAATCTGCTTCGATAACTAAAAGTTTTCCAATAAGTGATGTTCCTAATGCTATATCATCATTAATATCTAAAATAGTACCAATAACTTGATCAGGATCTCCAGCACCACGTAAGGTTGGATTAGATAAACGTTTGACTTGGAATCTTCCAATATTTGTTAACTGTGACCAATTGCCTGAAGCAATATCTGTACGTAATTTAACGTAAACTCTTATTCTATTAAAGTTTCTTTGATAATAAACAACTTCAGCTGCACTTGTAGTTGAACTTGTTACAGCTAAACCACCTTGGCCATCTCTAGGTGTTTGTACATCGACTAGAATATCTCCAATTTCTGGTTCAAAAACATTACCTTGGAAGTCAAATTCAGTAAAATCAAATTCAATAAACCCGTCCCACATATCATTAATGCTATGAGTTTTTGTTAAGTCAGATACTTGTAAGCCAGTAGAGCTTATATCATAATCTGGATTATCATAATATTTCATTTCTATAGAAAGATTATTAGGTCCTTCTGATAAAAATCTAGGATACAGTAAATCAGAATATGTTTTAGACAATCTTACTACAAACTTATTACTAGGATACGGACTATTTACTCCTCCATTATCACCATTAAAAGATAAGTGGGTAATAAAACTAGCTTGATTTTTTCTATTAAGGTATGGTCCAATTGTTCCTACAGTATCTTGAATATTACTATAAGCATTAATAGGATGATTTTCCTGTATTTCGGAAATACGTCTCACATCAGAATAAACCAATCCTCTACCTACATCATAGTATCTACTGTTATTACTATATGTAAATGTATCTCCAGAAAAATTAGGAACTACGTGAGTTGGTACAGGGTCTTGGCCGATATCATATGTTTTAAACAACCAGTAACCGCCTACAGAGTCAGTAGTAGAATAAGTATTTTCTTCTGTATAAAAGCCTACAAAATCTTTATTATCAGTAAACATTTCGCCAGTAATTGGAAAGACACCATTTGCATCAGTAATATAAATTACTGCACTATCACCTAGAGTAGCTCTATAATAGACTATTCCTGAACCTGTGTCAGTTTCTATTCTATCACCAACATTAGGAAGTGTTACAAATGTTTCTAAAAAGAAAATGTTATCAATCTTTTGTTGTATAATGTGTTCTTGCGAAATATAAGCAGCACTTAGTTCTGAAATTTCTTCATCAAAAGGAAAATATCTATCTAATGTTGGAAATGCATAACTTCTCGAATTCCAAGATAATGATACTCCGTCACCTACTTGGGTTCCATTATACATATCAGCAGGAGCTCTAACTAAGAAATGATCTACAACACTATTTTCTAAACCAGGATTTCCTGCAACTAAAAGTGTAAGTGTAGTGCTATCTGCATCCTGTTGTTCAGTAATGTTAATGTAAGAGTCAAATGTAGTAAACGGTTGATCTTCGATTTTAGGTAATATTTCTCTATTTGCTTTCCATAAACTTTCTCTATATCTAACTATATCGCCCTTTATGTATGTGCGAGTTGAATCAAATTCTCCTAAAAATCTAGTAGGAACATAGCTTGCGTTTGGAGATCCTACTGCTAAAAATTCGCCGTCTGCAGAAACATCAATTGATTTTCCGAATTGACTATTATATGGATCAAAATACGCAAATGCATTTGTAATTTGTTCCCAATAAGTACTTGCTTCTGTGTCACTAAAAAATGTGCCACTAGTATGATTGTCAATTGCTTTCCAATACGTGCGTGTACTGTCAACATCGTATACAATAACGTTATTTCTTAAATAATCTTTATTCGGTTCCCATACATCGATTGTATCTGGAGGTAAAATTGTTTGATCAATGACAAAACCTTGAACATCATTAGATCTTCTATAATAGTCAACTTTTCCATTTGCATCAGAATAAGATGATATAAACAAATTCTTATTATCACTACTTACTGCAATGCTATCAGAAAATCCTTGCATTTCATTTAAAAAACTATTTGTGTTAATAATTGTTTGATTTGCCTCATAAACACTATTATTTTCTATTACTTTCCAATCGTTGTTTTCAAAATTTTCAACCCAAAAACGTTGTCCTTGATAAACTTTTTGTTGTGCTAATGTATTTGCTGCTTCAATATCTTTTACTCTTACATTGCGTAGTATAGTTACTAAGAAATTTTCATTTGTAAAACTTGAAGGTTGATTGTCAGAAGAAGTTTTAATTGTAATTTTATCAAGATTTGTATTATCAACAATATAAAGTCCATTTAAGTCATATTCTTGAGCTCCTTTAACTCCTATAATATCACCTACTTTTATTATGTCTCCGGGCCATCTATCAATTTTTATTTGCCAAAGTTGATTTCCGTCTGTATCGGTAGTTTCTAAATCAGTAAAATCTATTGCTTTTGCACCTGATTCTATATGTTGATAAACTGCCCAAGGATTTTCTCCTTGTTCAACTACCCAAATATAGGAACCTAAAATAAGCTGATTTACATCTCCTGTAGGCAATTCCGCATTATTTCCTGCTACAAATGCAACATCTTCCTCGTTAACAAAACCACCCGATTTTATAATCTCCGTATCTAGTATTTTTGTAGGGAACGGCTTGTGATCATAATCAGCTGGCTTATCATACATTTGAAATGGTAAAATTCTATAATGACGATCATAGTTTGTGTCTGGTAGAGACGTTACTAATTCTATAGCCTGAGGAGAATCAACAATTTTTTCTTCTTCAAAATTAATTTCTATTTGATTTTTATTATCAACGTTTCCGTATCTACCTACTTGAATTGCCCATTCTTCGTAAAATTCTAATGTGTCTTGGCCCGAATTACCTAAAGAAGAAAATAATTTATCTAGTGCATTCTTTGTGCCTTTATCTTGGATAAATCCTTGATAGAATTTATATTGGCTTACATCATCTTGAATTATATTTGCAAGATATTGTCTTTTTTGGAATCCAGTAAGATGCTTAGCCATTTTTTGTAATTCACTATCAAATCCTGTTGTATCTAAATTATAAAAATCACTAAACTGATCAATTCTGTAGTCAAAATTTGTAATTAGTTCTGATTCTGGTTTTTTGCTTAATCTATACCAATCATTAGAATTAAATTTGTTAGTTCCAGGAATATTATTTGTAGCTACATAATAAAACTGTCTATATTTTACTATACTACCTATAGCGTAATCTTTCCAATTTGTCCAATCTGTAACTTTAGCATCATCATACACAAATCCTGGAATATTTAGGCCTCCGTTCCAATCAGCTGCACGATATCCTGTGACTTTGATTCTTTCTTGTCTGTAACCTGTTGAAGGTTCGAACACCACATCATTGAACACAGTTTTGTTATCAATTACAACTACGTGTTCTTTATGCACAAGAGGTAATGCAGCACTATACAATCCTTCGGTAGTGTCAATGGTTTCTATACCAAAACTATTTTTGTTTCTGAGTAAACTTGTAAATTCTGTAGATAATGGCTCACCGTTAGCTTGCAAAATACTATAAGGATAAAATGCATCATTTATATTATCAACTACAAAATAATCTTGTTTAAAGTTAAAACTATTAGCAGCAGGTGATAATGTAATAACTGTTCCACTTGCCCATCCTTGTGTGGTCCAGAATAAAAATTCTTTACAAATTTGATCCCAGTTGTTAACTAATCCTTCGCCTTCTACATAATTAAACTCAAAACCTATATCTTGTAGTCTTTCACCATAGCCAAGAAGGAAATCTACTACATCTTGCGAGGTTGAAAGTGTTGTACCGTATTGTAAGCTTAGAACTTCAGTTTTATCAAAATTACGTTTAAAACCAGCAGTTTTGCCGCCAACAGTTGGCAGTTCAGGTAACTTGACAAAATTTTGTAAACTAAAACTTTCACCTGACGTATGATCTTTTAAAGCTCTATAAAAATTATTATTATATTCTACTACTGTATCTTTTACATAAAACTTTGCAGATTGCCAGTCTGTAGAAGATTCGGATATACCACCAACTGTTACATTTACTGATTTACTACCTATTCTTGGAGTATAATATTCAAAAAATGGATTCTCGTTATTATATCCTCTAATAGTAAATCCGTTAGCTCTTTTTTCTACAACAACTCCACTATAGGTTGCAATTTTTTGAGGAGAACTAGTATTGAAAATAATTTTATAATTTTCTTGAGGAATATATATTCCTCCTTCCTCTAATTGTTGTTGTGGACTACGGCTATCTAAAACTAAATTTAATTTTGAAGTATCACTAAAACTACCTAATTTAAAGCCTAATTGGTTTTGTATTGACTTTACTTCATTTTGATAATCTTCGTAGATTGTGAGTATATCATTTGCTACTAGATTATATATAAAGTTGATAAAACCAGCAGCCAAAACTCTTTGATTGTCAGCATATGTATTAGGAAATACAATACTGTCTGTTCTAATATGCTTATTGTTATTATATACATACTGTCCTGCAAGATTTTTTGAAATTCTTGATACATCAAACCCTTTACTTAATGTATCCGAAGGTTTATTCAACAACATACTAGATATAACAGCAAATGGATAATCAGAACTTCTTCTCCACGCAGTTTCAACTGGGGCCTCGTCGCCAAAATTGAAATTGTTTGTGCTTTGTCTAAGTACAAAACCTTTTACATAACCGCTTTGTTGTGGCGGCTTTAATTTACCTTTTGAATCAACCGGAATGTGTGAAAGTATTCCAGGTCGGCTATATTGAGTTGTATATCTTGTATTTTCAGGATCAGCAATTTTTCCTGCTTCTATATCTCTCCATAAAATTAAATTATCACTTGTGTATGGGGCGGGACCGTATACTGTATCCCACCATTTTGGTTTACGTTTTATTCCTAGTATTTCCCAAGGCTGCGAATGTGGTTTATCTGTGCCAAACGCTCTTTTGTAGATTCCTCTCCAAAAACCAGGTAAAAGATTTCCGTTAGGATCTAATGCAGTTGAATAGTTAAATGTGAAAGAGTTATTGCGATCATAAAAATAATTATCTGAATAATCAGCGTCAACTAATGTGAGCCATCTTTTAAAGTATTGCAGTAATGAACTATTAATTTCTGCTCTAGAAAAAACGTTATTAGATTTATCATCACCTAAAAACTTATCAACATCTAATCCTGTATTTTCATAGTTTACTTTTATATTATTAAAGATTCTTTTTTCTAATTCTAAAAGTAATTCATCTCTATAATCTAAGTATGCTCTAACATAACTTCCGTCGTGACCTCTAATAAATGGAATACCGGTTGGATAAGAATCTATTTCAACATTATCTTCGCCGCCGTGAACTCCTCCAGTATTTGGCATATAAAGAGTAACATTTAAACCTTTAAATTGGTGTTTGTGTATTTCTCCTGTGCCACCATTTTCAATGTCTGCTGATTTAGCTGCTTGTTGTGTAGTAAACAAAGGATAGAACCATCCTCGCATTTTAGCGTTTTGGAATCCTTCAGAAACTTCGCCATAAACTTTATATTTTTTATCGTCTAACGCATTTTCTGTTTGGTAAGTGTCATCTAAAAGAAGTTCAGGATAGTATTTTGGATACAATCCTAATTTTGTCGGCGTAGGAGCAATGTAAGAACCGTCAGTAGTTTCAAACTCGTATATTTCAATAATATCATCTTCAGTTTGTCCTGCTTCAATTATTACATAACCGTCATTACTGAAACTGTAATCTAATTCTGCTGTAAGTTGAACTCCGTTCAAATATACATTAATAGCTTTTGCTGATAATTCGTCAAGGCTAAATGCGTTGCTTAGAGCATATTGACTTATTCTAGAATCTAATACTTTATATGCTAGTCTATTGTAAGGACCATAACCTAGCATATCTGAAAAGTAAAACGGTTGAGACTTTACTTTATCTTTATTAATTTCTTGTAGAATTTTATCGACGTGCTGCTTTGTTTCTCCGTCATAACCTAAAGATTCAGATGTTTGTAAAAAAATTCTTTTAAATCTATTGTATTCAGTATTCGAATACCTGATAGCTTTTACTAAATTATAATTTTTATTTGTAATGTGATAAAGAGATAAGTTTAACGGACTAGAATGTTTAACAAATCTTTTTCCGTATTTGCTTACATTTCCTATATCTCTAATATTTCCTACTCCAGGAAACGTACCAATAAAATTAGGAATTTCCGGCACCATACTATCTACGTGATCAATTACTTCACCTAGAGTAAATTCACCTATGTCATCGTTCATAGGATTTCTATCTAAATTTATAGGAACTTCATAATATCCTAAATTATTTTTTATAGCACTACTATAGGCTTTAATAATTATTGAATCATTAATAGATAGATCTGTATTAAATCTAATTAATGCTTCTTTGTTGATACGGTTAATTACATAGTCTGTATTTTTAATTTTTAACTTATTATTAACGTATACAATTACTTTTAAATCATTTAAGTCACCGGCATCTTTAAAAACTCTGACAGGAAAATCGTTTGTTTTTTCTAAACTAACGACCCTTTGATCTATTACATACTGCTTGCTATATTGTGGTGTATTAGACCAGCCATTTACATAATTAAACGTAGTTCTATCTTTATATTTTCTTAAAAACGCAGTATCTGTGTTAACAGTTACAATTTGATCATTGTTTTGTACTGTAAACTTGTCAGTTTGTAAATTAAAATCAAATAATATATCACCAGAATTTTCTATAGATCGATACGATAAAGCAAATCCTAATTCTGAATCGATAAATCCATCTTCGTTTTCTTTGTAAGAAAATATTTTTGTACCTTTAAAAGTAGATGAATTAAATACATCCAAATCTCCGTAAGGATTGCCTTGTGGACAACATAAATCAAACATAGGAGGTTGGTTTACTTTATTTTTTTCTTGTGCTACTTTCCAAACGCTGTTTTCATAAAAATACGTTTTACCACTATTTTTGGTTCCATTTTTAACAAATACAGTTTCTAAATCTAAAGGTTGGCTATCTTCAGCTTCTACTAAAGATATTTGTCTTTGATTGTTAATTGTTAGAAATTTTACAATAAAAATTTTACCGTTAACTAATAAATCTGTATCAGCAGTAAAAAGTATTCTCATTCCTTCTGCTAGATTTACACCATCTATATTATATCCTAGCTGACCTTCGATTGTAGAGAAAACGTCAGTTGTAAATGTATCAACTAAGTCAACGTCTGATTTAGCAAAAACTCCGTAATTATAAAGTTTCAATCCGGCTTCAAATTCTAAAATTGGCCTGCGAGCCCTAAAATCTTCATTTAGATTGATAGGAATATTATTAAATTTATAACTTTGTTCTATTACATCTCTATGAAACCATTTATTATATCTAGACCAAGCATTTTTATCTTTACTTGCTCTGTTTATGATAATATAATCTTTATCTGTGGCATATGCACTTGCGTTTGAAAAAGGCAATGCATCAAACTGGTCGGAATCAAAAGGTATAAGAATATCTTGCGTATATCCGGAGGGTATTATAACATCCTTTTCGTTAATTAAAGTTATCTTGTCTCCTACACCTTCAACATACCATTGATCTTGTTCATATATTTTTGGTGTAATATTTCCTTGGAATCTAATTTTCATTCCATTAGAAAGAGTTACGCCGTTAGAACTTGTATAAGTTTTTTTACCTAATATTTCATTTTGTACATCTAGTGAAGTATTTTCTTCTATATCGTAAATTCTAAAAACACCACTTGTATCAATATCATTTTGTGAAATATAATATAATCTATCTGGGGCATTAAACGGAATAGTAAATTCTATTGTTCCGTTAGAAATATATACAACTGCAACTTCTTCGCCGTCTTCTCCTAGTTTTCTAATACCATCAGGATAAAGAGTAGAAACATTATCTCCTTCAGTAAATGTAACATTTCCACTTTCAGGTAATACAATAAATTCTCCTACATCATAACTTAAATTATTTGCGTCATATAGATTTGCATCAAACAATCCAGAATCTCTAATACCTTCTGTACCAGCAGTAAGTATTGCTGTGCCAGGAGTAAATGTTCTGCTTATAGCTATAGCCATAGGATGATCAGGTGTATTAATTTCAAATCTGTAAGTCTGACCTCTATACAATTTTATAGACGGGTTACGTACAAATCCGTCATTAAATACGTAAGCAACATTATCACCCTGATCTTCTGTTGTAACCGTATATGTACTAACAATATCTTGACTTTGTCCTCTTACAGGAATAGATAATGGTCCGTTAGGCATCCAATAGTATTCACGGAAATTTGCAAATTTATCCCAATCTATGCCTGGATTCCAAGTGTAATATTCAGAACTGTTTAATCTACTATGATTTTTTGTATTTCCGCCAAAGTAATTCAATGTACCAAGATAATCGTTATAATCTTTATAGAAAGTAATGTTTTCTAGATTATCTTTTATAATAGTTGCAGGTTCTAATTGATAAGCTTCTCTTTCTGGAGTGATATCACCTAAATAATTGTCAGAATATTTGTAAGATTTAGCAGTTTTTCTTCCTACATAATCATTAATTTTTTCAGCAACACCGGGTTGGATAAGCTGATCTATTGTTCCTTGTAAAAATTTTCTATTTGCTTCAGAGCGGAAAAATTTAGGTAAAAAGTCACTTGCTGTTCGATTTTTATTTGTATCGTCTGGCAATGAACTTTCGTTATTGTAGTTATCATTATAGGACATTAGTAACTAGTTCCTCCGCTATTATTACTAGTAGTGTTTGTTGTACTTGTTAAACCGCCGGAATTTGTTGTAGTGCTAGAACTACTAGAACTTGCTATGTCAGTTGTTGTGCTTGTAGAAACACTTGTTACAACTTTTCCGCTTGCTTTTATTTCCGTTGCTGTTATTTCATCAATAATTTCTATGTCAGAAACCTTTGCAGCACTTATAAAAATTTCGTCAAATTCTGATTTTATTTCAAATAAACTACCAAAACTTTGATCAGCTTTTTTAGGTACAATTATAATACTTTGTAGTTTTGGACTAAGAGTATTCATAATGTAAGCACTAAGCTCTTGGAAATAAAATGTTTCGCCGAAATCCCAATTTTCTAATTCAAAGAAAGTGTCAATAGCAGAAATAATATCGGCCTTTAGTTCATTTTCGTTTACAACTAAGTCTTTATTTCTAACAATTTTGAAATTTACTTGCAAGTCTTCTTTCGCCTTACTTCCAAACAATACTTTATACTTAACTGGATGATAGACAACTTCGTCGCTTATTGATTTTATTGCATTTATTTCTGATCCGTATGATCTTGTTAAAATATCGTTGCTAGGTGGTAAGGGCATTAATGATAATGCTCCGCTGATATACTTCCTTACATCTATATCATAATTTTTTGTAAGGATATATGTATCAATAATATTACTTGCACTTGGATCAATTCTATAAGAACTATCAGCAACGTGAATATAATGGAATTTTAAGTTTGATCGTCCAACATATGCTTTATAATCTGTATTAATTGTTAAATTACTAGCTGTTTTATCAAGTTGTTTGAAAACTTTTTCTTCTACAAGGTAAAAAACTTGTCTATCTTTATGAGTAGAATATGATCCAATTGCATTCTCATTTGTAACTATTTTTATTTCGCTAGAGGTATTATTAAAAAATTTAAAATCTTCTACGCCATCAGTAGTAGTGTATTTTTTTTGAAAAACTGTTTTATTAGCTACAGTAATATCACTATTATTTTCGTCTACTATTTCATAAAAAAGATCAAGATTATCAACTGCTCCGTCATCATCTAAGTCAAAAAACTGAATTTGTATTTTTCTTGAATCTACATAACCTTCTTTGTCTCTATATGCATCGCTAATACTCCAAACATAATCTTGGCTATAAGAAGATGTTCCGCCTGCTTGTTTGTTAATACTTAAAACTTTGATTTGGTCTCTTACAATTTTTCCTGTTTTAGGATCATATATTTTATCAGCATTATCAAAGAAAAATCTAATCTCATTTTCACTTTCAAAAATGTATCTTTGATTTCTATTTTTTACAGTATACTTTTCTCCATCAGTTTTAAAATATAATAACCAGCTCGAATCTAAATTTTCTCCAGTAGCGTCACCGGCTTTACCTAAAGCAAAATTATTAATAGTATTGATATTTTCATTTAATACTATTTTCCAATCTCTTTCTTCAATATCATATCTTAATGCAAAATCTTTGTAAGCAAATGCTTGATCAATAATTTGTACTTTAGTATCATTATTAAGTATCTTACTAAATTTTGCAACTATTTCTACTAATATACTATCTTCATTTATTACGTCTGTTAATACAATGTCTCCAATGTTATTAAGCACTCCGTCGCCTTCATTTGCAACTGAAAAGACTTTAGTCCATCTAATCATAGAAGCACCAAATTCTTCTGCATTTGTAGTTAATGAGCCATTAGGTAAAAAATATTGTTGCGTACCATTTAGCTTAGGTGCTTGGAATTTTAACATTGATCCTGCTTCTACAAATCTTAAATTATTTGATGTAAAAGTTCCTGTTTTAAACTTCGACTGGCTATCGGCACCGGAAGACAACGTGCCTGTATTTTGGTCTGTTGCTTGATAGCTATTTTTCCAAACAGCATTTAGATCTAATGTAGATATTCTAGGATACTCACTGTAATAAAAATTACGTAAATTTGTAGATTGTATAATACCTTCTATAGTATTATAAATTACTCCCTCAATATCACTTTGTGTTACAAATGTAAATGTAGATGTTGAATCAAAAAACTCTTTATAAATTACACCATCGTCTGCAAATAAACTTGTATTTGAATATTTTCCGCTTGCGTCTATTAAATCAAAATATCTACTGATACCACTTGATATTCTGTTCACTGATTTTGTCTTAATGATATCTTGACTTATAGCTAAAGGTCCTATGTTATAATCTTCAGCCGTTATAAGTCTGTTTTGTGTATAATAAGTTGCAGGTGCATTTTGTTTTATACTTGTATTTGTTTCTGTAGTTGTACTATTAGATACTGTATAATTTAATCTAAATCCTAAAGTTAGTGTTTCAAGATTTCCGTTTCTACCTTGATAAGGGATTTCGATATTTACATTGCCTATGCTTGCAGGTGTTACTACCATATTTGTGTTTGCACTTGTTCTATAAAACACTTTAAAGTTACCTGAAGGTAAGTTTCCAAATACTCCGTCACTGAATACTAAGTTTACTCTATCGCCTATTCTAGTTGTGACTGCAAATACATTTCTTATACCTTCAAACAAGCTGTTGTATATAACATTATTACCTTCTACACTAGATAATTTTGTCCAAGAAGTTGTTTCAAAGCCATTTGAATCTGTATTGTATAACCATATATCATCATTGTTAATATTTTCTGCATCTATAGCAATAATTTGATTAGGAATAGGATTTGAAATTGAAAAATTACCAGTATCTAATTTGCCCTGACGGAAATGCATAAAGAATCCTGTGTTCACACTTGCAGCGCCTTGTCCATCATCTCTAAATAAAAATGCAGGACTAGTTCCTGGAACAGGCGGCTCTTCTATTATAACATCACCTTGTATATCAGTGCTAACTATTTCAAAAACAGTGCTAATACCTTCTATATTTTTTGAAAATGGAAATATTGCACTTGTAGTATTTGTAGCATTGAATCTGTATTTTTGTGTTTGTACACCATCGATGTTTTCGCTTTTTAATGGACTACCTATTGAATTAGTAACAGGCAATGCAGCATTAAGAATCTTAATAAACTGTTCAAAATAATTTGTATTTGTTTGGTCATTCCACTTGATTACTCTTCCAGCTAATTGAGCACCTGTACTGTCAGTAAGATTTTCCGAAGTTTTTACTGTGGCTAATTTCAACAATCCTCTAGAAGGTTGATTTCTACGGGGATTGTAAGAAAGCATACGTGCAAGTCGTAGTATGCTTTCTCTGCGTTCTGCTGTTTCAAGGAAGTTTTCTCTAGCGTTTAAGTCAATACGGAACGATAAGTTTTGCCCAAGGAATGCAATCATATCAATTAGTGCAAGATATTCACTAGATTCAATATAATCGTTAAAATCTTCTGGATAATTTTGACGTAGATAATTAATCATTGTTCTACGTAAATTATCAAAATCATAGCTTTGAAAATCAGCATTTCTAAAACTTTGATATATTTTTTTCCAATCTTCTGCTACAAGTAGTCTGGATTGTCTTTCGCTTGACGACATAGCTTTTTCCTTGTTAAACTTAAAAATATTTATCTGTTATGAAAAAGTGCGTATTTAATTTTTACAGCAAGCCGTTAGCTTGATCAAACTTAAATTTTAAACTTTCAGAAATGTCATACGGAAGATATGTTAGGTTACATTCAATGCTTATACCTTGTTCGTAGGTATCTACAATAACTTCATTAACTTGGAGTCTTTTATCATAATTTACAATATTTGTAACATTTTCTATAATAGCTTCTTGTATAGCAGGAGTAAACGGTTCAAATAGTAGATCCCATATTATACAACCAAACGCAGGATTACTTAATTTTTCCCCTTGACGAATATGAAAGTGGTTAATCAAATCCTGTTTGATTAGTTCAAAATCATATAAACTATATCCCTTTTTGCCTATAGCAAGGGTACTGAACCCTCTGTAAGCTCTGCCTTTTTTAGCAGTCCTTTTAGAGTTAGTAACAGTAACACGTTTATATAAATTTTTTTCTAATTCGCTCATATTGTATTTACCCTTCGTTATTAGGGGTACCGTCACTATTTTGCGGTCCTGGTAAATTTGTTTCATCCTGATCTGAAGGTTCTTCTAGATCGTTTCCTCTTTCTTCGTCAACAATCGGATGTGTTGTTTCGTTATAATTAGATGGGCCTGCAGGTATTGTTCCGTCTCTTGGGAATGTATATGCGCCGCCTTCTTGTGTATGGGCACTGAAGTGCATAGCATCGTCTAAGCTAGTCCAAGCGCCGCCCCAGCCTAATCCGTGTTTATTAGCAATTTCTTTAGTATTTGCTGGCATATCTGTCATAGGTGCGTTAGCAGGTCGTGGATCATAAAAACCATTTGGATATGTATCTCTCACCGGATTAGGCCAATTAATGTCAATCGCTGCACCACTAGCGTGACAACTCCAGGCCCTTCCAGTAATAGTTTCTCTATATGCATATCCGCCTAATTGTTTAATTTCATATCCGGTGGCTTCAAACTCGTCTAAGAAGTCTTGGAAATTCTTCTGGAATACTTCTGCAACTTGGCAACTTAGTCCTGCTCGTCTAGCATAAACTGTAACAAGTTTACCTTGGCCGTTAGGATCAAATTGTGTATCACTACGCTGTGTTGAATTTGGATTTCTGTTTACATTACCGTCTCCAGTTCGACCGTCAAAATCTCCGCCGTTGCCGCCAGATCCAACTACTGTTCTTGATGTTGTATTAACTGCTTTATTTTTGTTAAATGTATCTGGGCTTTCAATACGTGTAGAAGGATTAAGCGGTCCAGGACTTTCTCTATCTGTTTGTTCTTTCTTAAATGATGCTGGATTCATATTTTCGTGATGCATCCAGGGTTCGTGTTGTGGAGCACGAGTTAGTATACTTTCATAAGGAACAGGCTGTTGCGCACCGGGGAACATATATGGCAATACTACTGTTGTAAGTGGAGATATCGGAGCTGCATCTTGAGGATCGGATGCTTCTGTTGCATCAAATGCTGTAAGTGAAACAATAGGATCATCACCTTCAGATGCTGCGCTACTTAATCCACTATTTAAATGTATTTGATCTGCATCTTCTTGTATAACTCCTACTGCTTGAACATTTACATTTGTTGCAGCATTATGATATGAACTTTGTGCAGTAATAACGTGATGCGACCCAGTAGCTTCTTGGTGCATATTTCCGCCACTAATATCTGTCATATTTGCTTCGGTTTCTGTTACAATGTTACCAGTAACTTTAAGGCTTAAATCTCCATCAATATCTCTGTGATCCCATCCGGTTATTTTTCCTTCCATATTACCATTAATACGGAATCTACAATCTCCACTGTCCATTCCTGCGCCAGTGGTTGATAAATTATAACTTGCGGATTTGTCGTATCTTAAACCAGCTGTAAGATCGTGCATATTAACTCCTGCATAACGAAACGTACTTGCACCACTCTTTTGATGCATTGTTCTATCTGCTTTGAGTCTTATGTTTCTATTACTATGTACTTGGTAATCTTGTTTTACTGTGGTT